GAGGCAAACCTTAACACACTCCCTGAGGACGCCCCTGAAGGGGGTAAACGGTTAGCTGAGTGGTTGACACTGGAAGGACGTAGAAGCTCACTGGTGGAGTGGCTAGGGCACGTTAAGGATGACAAGCGTATTCATGGTAGCTTTGTGCACATTGGTGCATGGACAGGACGTATGGCACACCGTAACCCTAACCAAGCTAACATCCCAGCTGAGTTTCATGGTGATGCTAAGACAGCAGTCGAACAGGTTAAGGCTAAGTATGATGGTCAGTTTCGTGCCTTGTGGTGTGTGCCTGAGGGTTCATGGCTAGTGGGTACAGATGCTGAGGGTATTCAATTACGTGTACTTGCTCACCTCATGCGGTCAGAAGAATACGTCCATGCTATTGTGTCAGGTAAGAAGGAAGATGAGACTGACATACACAACCTAAACCGTAAGGCTTTGGGTATGTCTCACATCACAAGAGACATGGCGAAGACATTCATCTATGCCTTCCTTCTAGGTGCAGGTAATGCTAAGATAGCTGAGATCCTAAAGGTAAACTCAAAGGAAGCTGCACAGGCAGTGGATAACTTTATGGAATCTATTCAGGGTCTAGCTAAGTTAAAGAAGAAACGTATACCTGAGATAGCTAGTCGAGGTTGGTTCACAGGTTTAGATGGACGCAGGGTCAAGGTTCCTAGTGAACACAAGACATTAGCTGGCATGTTACAGAACGGTGAGTCAACCATTATGAAACATGCTGCATTGCAGTGGGTCTATCGTGCCAAGAGACATGGGTGGATTGATTTCAGGTTAGTCACATGGCCTCACGATGAATGGCAGACAGAAGTATGTGGTGAGTACAGTGATGCTGAGTTGTTAGGTGAGCTACAACGCCAGTCAATTGTCGATGCAGGTAAAAACTTTGACATGACCTGCCCACTTGCAGGTTCAACTGACATAGGTAAGAACTGGAGAGACACTCATTAATGGCATACGCAATAGTTTTTTGTCTTTTAATTTATCTTTACACTTGACAACCTATCTATAATAAACTATGTAGTATTTACAAACAGCCAGAAGGAGATTATACATTGGCTTATAAAGAAGTAGTAACCACAGGTCCAATCGAATGGGCTAAGATCTTTGAAGAAAACCGTGACATGGTTGGGTTCGATGGTGCATATGAAGAGTGCCAAGGTGCATACACCGTCAATCAAATCTTGAGCAAGGAAGACTTTGAGAAACTCAAGGCTGCTAAGTCACAGAAGAAACCTAATCAGAAGCGACTGATGGATGGTGAGTTAGTCCTAAAGTTTGAACGCAAACACTTGGTAACTAACCGTGAAGGTAAAGAGATTACCCAAGCAGGTGGTGCACCTAAGGTTGTGGATCAAGATGGACAGCCTTGGGATGTAGACATTCAAGGTACTATCGGCAATGGTTCAGTCGCAAAGGTAACTAACCTTATCTCAACCTTCCAAGGACGAGACGGTAAGGAGTATGCACGTACAAGCCTTGTGTCAGTTAAGATCTTGGAGCATGTGCCTATCCCTGAACGAGAAGATGAAGCTGCGTAGAGTTCCTTTCCAACTTGGCAGGGCTGTAATGGCCCTGTCCTTTTAAATAGGTTTTATAAATGATTGAAGTAACGTGCAAAGGCAGTATGGGTAATGACTTGACAGTGGTAAACGCTGCAAGAGTAAGCTTTGGTAAAGAGAGTGATTGGGATTACGAAGAGTCGGATGCCTATAGCTTCAAGCAACACATGAAGCTTAAAGACAGGAAGCTTATCAATTACTTAGCTGAACACAATCACATCAGCCCATTCGGGCATTGCTTTGCAAGCTTCCACATCAAGGCACCTGTGTTTGTGGCAAGACAACTTGTCAAGCATAAGTTCCTACGTTGGAATGAGATTAGTCGTAGGTATGTGGATAACAAGCCTGAGTTTTACGCACCTGATGTATGGCGTGGACGTAGCCCTGACAAGAAACAGGGTAGTGAGGGCAGTGTAGACGTATGGTCAGACTTCAGAGAGATAGGTTCATGCTTGGATTTATATAAAGAACTTCTGAGTCAAGGTGTCTGCCCTGAGCAAGCACGTATGGTACTGCCACAGAGCATGATGACTGAGTGGTATTGGTCAGGTAGTTTGGATGCCTTTGCTGATATGTGTAAGTTACGTGGAGCACCTGACACACAGGCTGAGACACGAGAGGTAGCCTCTCACATCAGTGATAAGATGTGTGACCTATTCCCTGTGTCATGGAAGGCTCTACGAGGTTACGGTAAATGATACTTATAGATGGAGATCCTTTTGCCTATCGTGCAGCATTCTCCTGTGAGGATCAGGAGTTAGCTGACGCCACAGATAAGGTTGACGATCTCATTCAGATGTCTATCGATGCGGTAGCCTTTGAGTATAACATAGAAAAGTACAAGGTGTATCTTACAGGTAAGGGCAACTTTCGGTATGACATATCTGTCAGCCATGAGTACAAGGGCAACAGGAAGGACGTAGAAAAACCTCACTACCTTCAAGGTATCCGCAAGCACATGTCAAAGAATTGGGAAGCGGAAGTATCTAAAGGTGAAGAGGCTGACGATCTTATAGCTATAGCTGCAACTGAGGGTGGACCTGAGTCAGTCGTTGTCTCCATTGACAAAGACATGCTTCAGATTCCATGCAGACATTACAACCCTAACAAGAGAGAGTTCAAAGTTGTCGATGAGTTTAGTGGCTTGAAGTTCTTTTACAAACAAATACTTACAGGTGACAGGGCAGATAATATCATAGGTCTATACGGTATCGGTCCAACTAAAGCTGAGAGAATGGTGACTGACTGCAAGACAGAACAAGATCTGTACGAGGTATGTCTGAGAGAGTATGGTGGTGAAGAGGACAGAGTGATAGAGAATGCTAGGCTTCTGTGGTTAAGACGCTACCCAGAACAACTATGGGAGCCACCTAAATGCGTTACAGATCAGGACTAGAGAAGAGAACAGCACAGTATCTAAGGAAACACAAAGTTAAATTCAAGTACGAAACACTAAAGATTCAATGGCAAGACATGAGATTTAGAACGTACACCCCTGACTTTGTGTTACCTAATGGAATTATAATTGAAACTAAAGGAAGGTTTATTCCGTCTGACAGGGTAAAACATCTCATGGTAAAAGAACAACATCCAGAATACGACATTCGTTTTGTCTTCAGTAACCCTAAAGCTAAGTTAGCTAAGGGTGCTAAGTCTACCTATGCTGATTGGTGTGATAGACACAACTTCTTATATGCAAAAGAAACCATTCCAATTGAGTGGATTAAGGAGAAAAGGTCTTGACAATGTTTGACTATGAGAGTAAACTTGATACCTTGGCTGAAGATTTTGATTTGATTTGGCTGTTAGAAGAGAACGATATATCTATAAGGCATGTGGTAAAGTTGTTAGTCGAAGAAGGCTTGATCGATCCTAATAAATATATAGACGTATCCAATGAAGAAAGGGCATGGGCAGAATGGGAAGAGTGACTAACGATCCTGATTTAGACTTTTGGTTTGAAGAGGAAGAGGAAGATATGGGTTTTAATTATTATATGGATGAGGCTGCACAGACAGCAATCTATAAACAAGAGTACCAGATTGTGTACCCAGCCTTAGGTTTAGCTGCTGAAGCTGGAGAGGTAGCCAACAAGGTTAAGAAGATTATCAGGGATGGTGAGTTAGATCACAACTCTATAGTTGCTGAGTTAGGTGATTGTCTGTGGTACTTAGCTGCATTGTGCCGTGACTTGAATGTTGACATGGCAGATGTTGCTGCTGAGAACTTGCAGAAGTTACAAGGACGTATGGAAAGAGGAACCCTTGCTGGGTCAGGTGACAACAGATGACATGGTTCTGGCGATATATTAACTACCTTGCAACGTGGCGTTCACATAGACTAGCAATCAAACAATTAAATCAGTTGACAGACAAAGAGTTAAAAGATATAGGCATTGTCAGGGCTGACATAGATCGAATGATCTGGTTAGAAGAAGACAAAACAATGAGAGGAAGAGGTAAGGATGAGTAACTACCTACCAACAGATTATCAAGCTTTTATTCACACGTCTCGTTATGCTAGATGGTTGGAGAAAGAAGGACGCCGTGAGACTTGGGACGAGACAGTAGAACGGTACATGGATAAGGTTGTTCGTCCTGTCCTTGGGAATGACAGCTACGTCAATCAGTTACGCAATGCTATCCTGTCTCTAGAGATCATGCCATCCATGAGAGCTATGATGACAGCTGGTCCAGCTTTAGAACGTGACAACACCTCAGGGTATAACTGTTCTTATCTACCCGTAGATGATCCTAAATCCTTCGATGAAGCTATGTTCATCCTCTTGTGTGGTACAGGTGTCGGGTTCAGTGTTGAACGTCAGTTCATAAGTAAACTCCCAGAAGTTCCCGAACTGTTTAACAGTGATACCACAATCGTCGTTAAGGATAGTAAAGAAGGTTGGGCTAAAGCTTTCCGTCAAGTGCTTGCTCTCCTCTGGGCTGGTGAGATCCCTCAATGGGATGTGTCAAAGGTACGTCCTGCTGGTGCTAGACTTAAAACATTTGGTGGTAGAGCTAGTGGACCTGCACCCTTAATCGATCTATTTAACTTTGTCGTTAAGATCTTCAAGGATTCTCAGGGTAGAAAGCTGTCTAGTCTTGAGTGCCATGACATTATGTGTAAGATAGGTGAGGTTGTTGTCGTTGGTGGTGTACGTCGATCAGCTATGATATCTTTGTCTAACCTGTCAGATGATCGTATGCGTCATGCTAAGTCAGGTGCATGGTGGGAGAACAATCCTCAACGTGCCTTGGCTAATAACTCAGTAGCATACTCAGAGAAGCCTGACAGTTTGTCGTTTATGCGTGAGTGGATGTCGCTTATGGAATCTGGATCAGGTGAGAGAGGAGTATTTAATCGTGAGGCATCTAAGAAACAAGCTGCTAAGTATGGGCGGCGTGATCCTGAATGGGATTTCGGAACCAATCCTTGCAGCGAAATCATCTTGCGTCCGTATCAGTTCTGTAATCTTACGGAAGTTGTTATCCGTGCCACAGACTCTTATGATGATCTTGAACGCAAAGTCCGTATGGCAAGTATTCTGGGAACCATTCAGTCCACCTACACTAAATTTCCATACCTGCGAAAAGTGTGGCAAAGAAACACAGAAGATGAACGTCTGCTTGGAGTGTCCCTTACGGGGATAATGGACAACACTCTGACAACAACACAGAACCACGGGTTGTCTAAGACACTTGAAAAACTACGAGAGGTTGCAGTTGAAACAAACATTGATTTGTCTAAGCGTCTTGGTATCAACCCCTCTGCTGCTATTACTTGTGTCAAACCCTCAGGAACGGTCAGCCAACTCGTTGACTCAGCCTCTGGGATACATGCCCGTCATTCTAACTATTACATTAGAACAGTCAGGGGTGACAACAAAGATCCACTAACACAGTTCATGGCTGACCAAGGTATCCCTAACGAGCCTTGTGTCATGAAGCCAGACCAAACAACTGTCTTCTCCTTCCCTGTCAAGTCACCCTCAGGTGCTGTTGTCACAGAGGATATGACAGCTATTGAACAGCTAGAGACTTGGCTTATGTATCAACGACACTGGTGTGAGCACAAGCCCTCTGTTACTATTAATGTGAGGTCAGACGAATGGTTTGAGGTAGGAGCCTTTGTCTATAAACACTTCGATGAAATGTCAGGGGTATCTTTCTTGCCTTACAACGAACACACCTACCAACAAGCACCTTACCAAGAGATAACTAAGGAACAGTACGAAGAAAGTTTAAGTCAGATGCCAAAATCTGTTGACTTCTTCAAACTAAAAGAGTATGAGAAACAAGATAACACTGCGGGTAGTCAGACTATGGCATGTACGGGTGATGTCTGTGAAATGGTTGACATAACATAAGGAGTTAGATATGGTTACTATGACCTTAGATGAAAAAGAATATGAGACAGAAGACTTTACAGAAGACCAACATAAACTATTACAGGAGATTCAATACAACAATAATATACAGATGCAGTTAAACTATCAATCAAATAGTTTACAAGCAGCTAATGAGGCCATCGTAAATAAACTAAGAATTTCACTAGAAGCTAAAGAAGGATCTTAACATGACAGGACTAGAAGTTTACGCCGTAATGGTTACTTTGGTAGCAGCCTTAGAAATCTTTTTCTAATGGTTGCTGTAAGAAAACAGTTTAGCAGGGCATTGTATGAAGCGTATGATGCACCTGCAAGGCTGGCACTGGTGTCCCTTTTAGAATCTAAGGGGCATCAGATTGTCAACAACGAAGAGAACTATAGTGTTGACGTTGTGTCTCAGAAAGGAGAGTACACATACTTCAATGAAGCTGAAGTTAAGACAGGATGGAAAGAAGATTGGCCCTTAGAGTGGAAAGAGATTCGTATCCCTGAACGTAAACAAAGACTACTAGATAAACTTGGTACACAGAATGGTGTCTTAAACTTCTATGTCTTTCGGTCTGACTTAAAGAAAGTCTGGCGTATCAAGGATACTCTACTGACAAAAGACTGTGTGTTACCTGCTAAGGGTAGGTATATTCGCAAGGGTGAGTTGTTCTTTCATATTCCTTTTACAGAAGCTGAACTAATCACAGTTCCTTGAGGATAAACAAATGGCTAAATGGGATTTAAGTAAATTGGATATACCTGAAACAGATAACGTAAACAACCCACCACACTACGGGGATGGGTCAATCGAATGCATTGATTACATGAAGGATAACATGGAAGCTACTATGTTCATGGGCTACCTAGAAGGCAATACTAAGAAGTACTTACACAGGTTTAGATACAAAGGTAATCCTGTTGAGGATCTAAAGAAAGCACGTTGGTACTTAGACAAACTTATAACTGAAATGGAAGGGAAGATTTAATGTTAGCAGCTTTGATATTAGCCTGTCATATAGATAACGGGATTTGTAAAACGTTTACTGGTCCTGAAATGTATCAGACAGCAGATGACTGTATAGACAGTATAGGTGTAGGGATTAAACTTATAGAAGATCGTGGTTTGTTAGTAAAGGATTACACCTGCTATGATTGGGGTACTGAAACGTAAAAGAGGGGCTACTTGCCCCCCTTCCTTTTCTTACCTGATGCTGTTGTGGACCACTTAACTCTTTTCGGCCCTGTCTTTTTCTTTGCCTCTGACTTGCTGATACTACCAGCTACAGACTTAGGTCTACAGGCAGGGTAGGGCCGTTTACTTTTCTTGGCTGACTTTCTACCGCAGGGTTTACCTGTCTTAACGTCAACCCATTGCTCACCGAACCATTTACCTAGACCACCCTTAGCCATTACGCCTTCCTAACTCTGTTGTCTTTGCCTTTCCATTTACCACCCTTTTCTTTATACCACTTGGATGCCCAAGCATTAGCATAAGCTG